TAAGAAGTAAAATTAACGACGCAAAGGGTGAGGAAATTAACTTGGTGATTTCGTCTGGTGGTGGCTCAGTCACTGAAGGAATGGGAATCGCTGATTTAATTGCTAATTACCCAAATGAAACAACGGCAACAGGAATCGGACTCGTAGCGAGTATTGCAACGGTTGTACTTTTGTCGGCGGATAAAGTGAAAATGACTGAGAACGCTTTTTTAATGATTCACAGACCTTGGAGTTATACAATGGGTAATGCCGACGAACTTGAGGCAACTGCGGATTTATTGGATAAGATGGAAGCAAAGTTATTGGACATTTATACTGCCTCGGTTTATAAGCGTAAAGGATACCAAAATAACCTTAACGAAAATATTACAAAAATGATGGCGGCTGAAACATGGATGACCGCTCAGGAAGCTTTAGAGTTTGGATTTATTGATGAAATTGTAAAAGTTGGCGAAAAAAATATTGATTTATTACCGTTGCAAAATAGCCTAAGCAAATTTCTAAATGTCCCAGCTGCATTATTAATCAACAATAAAAAAGACGATGACATGGGTAATTCCATTTTAGAAAAAATTAAAAATCTGCTTAACGCCGTCGATGAAAAAGTCGAAAATGTTATTACAGAAGAAGAGGTAATAACCGAAGAGCCTAAAAACGATGAGGTTGAAATGGCTATTACAATGCTTAGAGATTTAGGTTACTTTGTAATGAGTCCCGATGAAATGGAGGCAATTCATAGTAAGCAAAAGGAGGAAATGGAATCAATGTACAAAAAGACCGATGAACAAAAGAACTCAATTAATGAAATTGAAAGCGTTCTTGAAACATTGGGAAATGAACTTGTAGCACTAAGGGCACAGGTAAAAAAAGGCGTTGGACTTCCTTCAGGAGGATCTGCGCATGAAAAGGTAAAAGAAACAAAAGCAAAGGCAAATCACTTTGATGCTTTTGCTTCATTAGTTCAATCTAAAATTTCACAAAGATAATGTCAACAGCAAATGTAAATGGCTTTCTTGATTCAAATACTTATGTAGGTCAAAAAGGTCTTAATCGCACAAACCCGTATGCAAACGCTCAGGGTATAAACGCGGAGCAATTATACGGTATTAAAACCTTTGAAACAAGGATACCCGTATCATTTACCTATGGAACATCAAGCGCGGGAAATCGTTTGAACTTTGCACCCTTGACAGGTGTAACAAGCGCATCTGATTTTTATAAAGTAAATGTAATAGATGAGTCAGGTAACGAGGCTTATTCTAACTGGCAGTCTTCAGCACCAACAGCAATCTTACAAATAAATACCTCAGCCTTAGTAAAAGGTAATGATTGGAAGGTATTATTTGCGGTTGCAACCACGGCTGGAGCAAAAACAGAATTTTCATTTGTTATTGAAGACTCATTAGTTATAAACAATACTTCAGCGACAATCTCTTATCCTAATCTTTAAAATTAAAAACAAATGGCATCAGTTGAAATAAGCCAATTAGACGTATCATTTAGAGGTACGGAGGCAAATAATATATTTTTAGAACCAGTCTTTTTCGATGATGATTTACGCGGTCAATTCCGTGTACTTGGAAACGTCGCGAATAAAAAGAAAATGGTTTTTGTACAACAGTTGGAAAACATTGTTAGAAAATATTCTGGTTGCGGATTTAACCCCGTTGGTTCGGTTGATATTTATCAGCGTACAATCGACGTTGAAAAAATGAAGGTGGATCTTGAAATGTGCTGGGATGAATTTGAGGACACAGTTTTTGAAGAGTTGTTGAAAACAGGTACAAGGCTGCCAGACATTTCTGGAACTTTGATTGAAAACATCTTATTAACCCGTGTTCAACAGGCAATAAGAAATGATATCACCCGTCTTTCTTACTTCGGTGACCAGTCTTCCAATAATCCTAACTTTGATTCATTAGACGGTTTTTGGACAGTTTATTACCCTCAGTTAGTTGCAGACGATTTAGTACCACGTACAAACACGGGTTCAGGTACAAACCTTGCGGCTGGTGACGGTTTCGCAATCCTAAGAGATGTTTACGACCAAGCGCCTTTACAATTAAAAGGTTTACCTGCTAACCAAAAGGTTTTTAATGTTACTCAAAGTGTTTATTCACAACTTCGTGAAGATATTGAAAACGGCGGCGGCGGTGACTACGGTTTATTGCAGTTGATTAATGGAGTTGAACAATTCACCTTTAGAGGTGTGACTGTTATACCTCAATTCCGTTGGGACGATATCGCAACGTCTTTGGGAACAACTAAGCCTCATTATGTGGAATATACAACCCCACAAAACAAGGTACTTGCGACTGACGTATTAAGCCCTGAGACGGCTTTAGAACTTTGGTATGACCAGAAAGACGAAAAGGTATATATTAAGGCTCGTTTCAAAATGGGTGTTAATTATATTCACCCTTCTTTAATCAGCTTAGGCTACTAAACCAAAAATATGAGTAGTATAACAAGCGGTTGGCTTAACCAATGTACGGATGGAACTTGCGCTGGTGGTATTGGTAAATTTTACATTGCCAATGCTAATCAGGTTACAAGTATTACCAACAATGCATCAGGAGCAACCACGGCGATAACAATGACTTCCTCAGCCGCCGTATTTTACGAGGTTGAATTTAGGGAAAATTCGGGAGCATTTACGGAGACAGTGACGCAAGACCCAGACACTTTGTCGGTGGCAGTTGAGCAAAGTTTAACAGGCATTATAAACTGTCGTGACCAAGAGTTAAGAAACTTAATTCAAGATATGTCAGGACAGGCTTGCGGTTTGGTTTGCGTTCACGTTGAAAATACAGGGCTTTATTGGATTTGGGGCGCTGAGGTTATCGGAGCAAAAAAGAGACCAGTAAGATTAACAAGTGCTGAAGGTTTATCGGGTGCTTTGTTTACTGATTCAAATCAAGAGACATTGACATTAACTTGCAGAACGACAGAAAAAGCAAGGTTCATTGTTAATGGAGCTACCGTTATGGCTGCACTTGATTAAAATATAAATTATGATAGTACGTGAAAAAAGTAAGCTAATGATTTACGTTGGCAATGACCCAACGGGAAAAGCGGGAATACTAAAGAAGGCTATCGGAAATTTTACGCAGGCAGAATTAAGGGGTTGGTATAATGCCAACCCCAAATCTGTTAGCCAACATGTTATTTTTACGCCTGAGAAAAAAACCTATGAGCCAAATAAAGAAGACGATTCAAGCGACGCCAAACAGGGCTAATAGAAATTTAAAAAGAAATAACAGTCCTTTATTGGCATCGGTTACTTTAGATACTTCTAACACTATGTTAGTGGCAGAAGATATTTTTAATGAGCCGTCCCGCGAAAGACTTGATTTTACAGGCGCTAAATGGGTTAGATTCTTTACCCAAAAAGATGACTTTCTTAAAAGTCTTATCGCTATTGTAAACAATTCCCCGACGCTTAGAAGGATTATTGAGGATAAGGTTAACATGGTTGTCGGTGACGGCTTTATCCCTATGAAAGGTAAGTCTAACACCTTGCTTACAACCTCAATGAAGGGTGAGGTAATAACAGATGAATCATTAAATGAGATTGAAGAAGTTATTGGGCAGGTTAACTTGCATTCCCAAAATTTACAAGAAGTTTTAGGTTCATTGGCTTTTGATTATGATGCTTTTGGAAATTGCTTTGCAGAAATAGTACGGGGCAAAGTTGGCAATGAACCATTCACTTATATTTATCATGTTCCTGTTTATAACATTGGCATACGAAAAGCAGAAGCGGATCAGATTATAAGATCCGTTGGCATTTACGACAATTGGGAAGAAGTGCCTTTAACGACTGAGGGCACATATTACGAAAGGGAAGGATTTAGGGAAGTACCGATTTACCCTGAGTTTAAAAAATTTGAAGACGGAACGGAGCGTTCAATTATTCATGTTAAGCAATACGCGGCAGGTTATTTCTACTTCGGTTTACCTGAGTGGATTGGCGCTAAAATGTGGGCTGAAATTGAATATAGGATTCAACGATTTAATACGAGTAAGTTTGAAAACGGCTTCATGCCTTCAGGAATATTACAATTCTTTGGGTCAATGACTTCAGCTGAAGCTAAAAGCCTTGTTGAAGGTATTGAGGCAAAGTTTACAGGCATGGGGAATAATCACAAATTATTTGTTCAGGTTCTTAGAGATGAAAAATTAAAGGCAAATTTTATACCCACGTCAAAAGAAAATGAAGGTGAATTTTTAAATCTTCAGAACCTTGCAGCCTCAGCCATCGTAGTTGCTAACAGGTGGAGTAAATCTTTAGCGGGCTTTGCAACGTCGGGGCAACTTGGAAGCAATCAACAGATAAGGCAGGAAATGGAGTACTTGCAAAATACGGTTATTAAGCCGCGTCAAAACTTGATGCTATCAAAGATTATTAACCCTTTCTTAAAAGAAATCGGTTTATATAATCCAGCATTTACAGACGTTTCATTTGGTATTTCAAACACTTTGCCCGTGTCTTTCATGGGCGAAATAAAGGTGGAAGAAAACCTTTCAATGAATGAAAAAAGAGAAATATTGGGGTACGCACCCTTAGAAATAGAACAAACAACGTCAATCAATGAGCCAATTAATACAACCGAGTGAAGTAATAACTGGCGGGGTTGCACGTCCAACGCCAGCAGATATAAGACTTGATAAAACGCTTATCAGTCCGCATATTCAAGATGCGGAGTTTCGTTGGATTGTCCCAGCCATTGGCATAACCTTGTATGATTCAATGGTGGCAGATAAAGGAAATACAACCTCCTTTACATCTACGGCTTATCAGGACATTTGGGACAAACAATTAAAATCATTTTGTGCCAATGCGGTACTTTACGAAGCATCCCCGTACATGGTTATGCAGCTTGGTTCAAATGGTTTATATACCTTAGATAATGAGTACGGGCAAAATGTAGGTGTTGATGGTTTAAAATTTTATCAAGATACTTTGTTACAAAGGTTAGACGTAAAGAAAAAAAGAATTAAAGATTTCCTTTGCAATTATTCAACACCTTTAACCGCGTTTATTCCCAGTGCCATTGGTTGTCCTGAGGCTACTTGCTACGGTGACGAAGAGGAACAAATATTAGATATTTATAACACAATGGGTATAGTATTATGATTGAGAAACCAAAAAAAGAAAGACGTTTTTTAAAGACGTTGGGAAAAATAGGTGAGATTTTAATCCAGGAGGTTTTATTGAAAGTGGGTAGTAATTTGATTAAGAGGATTGGGGGCAAAAAAAATTTACCCTCAATTCTTTTTTTATTCCTATCTATTTCCCTTTTTGCACAATTCCCAAACACAGGCAACAAGCAAAGATTAGGTTTCCAGACTACGGGAGACGGTCTTGTCTGGCGTGGTTCAATTTCCGATACAGCAAGCATTCAACCAACAACAAATCAAAATGCTTGGTTAATCATTGATACTGTTAATTTAAAAATATATTCCTTTGATTTTACATCCAATGTTTGGGGCTTAGTTAGTGGTGGAACATCGGGTTTAACCATGCCTTTTGACTCAATCACATTTAACACGGCAAAAGATGGAACAGTTGGAGTAGGCGAAGTGGAATACAATGACACGCAAGGAGGTTTAATACAAGGATTAAAGGGAGGCTTAGTAACTAATGTAATTGGACAACAATTACACCAACGGGTTAATAATCGCACAGGCGCAACTTTGGCAAAAGGTACTGCGGTGTATTTGTCAGGAAGTCAGGGTAATAGAATTACGGTTGTAAAAGCCTTAGGAGTTACCGATGCCTTTTCAGCAAGTACATTTGGAATAGTTGCCGAAAGCATAGCGAACAATCAAAGCGGTTACGTAATAACAGAGGGATTAATAACAAATATAAATACAAGTGCATTAACGCAAGACTCAGCGGTTTACCTTTCGCCAACGGTGGCTGGTGGGTTAACATCAACAAAGCCGCAAGCACCTCAGCACACTGTTTATATTGGTGTATGTGTTAAGAGTAATGCTGGTTCTGGGGAATTGTTTGTTAAAATTAGAAATGGTCAGGAACTTGACGAATTACACGACGTTCGTATAACATCGCCAGTAAATAATGCAAGTCTTTATTATAAATCAAGTGAAGGCATTTGGAGGGATACAACGCCAACACTTTTGGTAAGCGATACGGCGACTATGCTTACAAATTATTTACGGTCAGGCGTTGCAAGTAATACTTATTTACTATTGACAGGTGGAACATTAACAGGAGCTTTAAATGGAACAACGGGAACATTTGCAAGCGGAATAACTGCTGGAAATATTAGCCCTGTTGGGTCACCTGTTATTAATGCAGGTATTACGGGAGTTGAAACAAATGTTCATTTTTATTCAGGCTTAGGAACTGAAAATAATATTACTACATTAAGATTAACAAATAATAATGGTGGTTTTTTCCAAAACGGATTATTTTTAAAATCTCAAATGTTAAGAGGTTTAGATGAATATGCTGGGTTTTTAGGAGTAATGAATACAAATTTTTTAACATTTTCACCACTTAGTCGTATAGGTGTTTTTCAAGCTTTACCTTCTTACAATTTTGATATTAATGGCAGCCTTGGAGTAACAGGTGCAACGACATTGACTGGCGCAGTAACCGTAAACAATGCCACGGTTTTAAACGAAGGCTCAGGGGACTATGATACAAGGATTGAAAGTGATGGAAATGCAAACATGGTTTTTGTGGATGCTTCGACGGATCGCGTGGGCATTGGCACAAATACACCATCAAAGACTCTTGACGTTAATGGTGAGGTAAAAATTGCAACGGTGACGGCAACGCCTACAAGTTTACTTGGCAAAAATGCAAGTAATGTAGTTGGTGAGGTTACAACGGTGGCACAAACGGGGTTAATGACAAGGGGTTCAACCACTGCAACCACTGGAACGCCTTCAGCTGTTTTTACCGTTACACATGGACTTGGTTTTAATCCAACTTCCATTATCGTTACGGGTACTGGAGCGTCTGGATCGGAAAAATTAATATATGAGGTTTACGCTAAAAATTCAACTACTTTTAGTGTTCAAGTTTGGACATATCTTGGAGCGGAAGCAGCGTCAACATCGGTTACAATCTATTGGTTAGCAATAAAATAAACAAAACATGAAAAAAATATTAATCCTTTTATCCTTGTTTCCTTCCTTTGCTTTTGCTCAGGATACCGTTATTATTTCCAAAATCTTTGCAGAAGATACCTTGTGGAGCGTAAAGAAAGTGTATGCTAATCAAGATGTTCAAATAAAATTGTTTGAGGATTCTTCTGCCATTTATTATTACATTTTAAATGATGTTGTGGATGAGGCACGGAAGATGACAGATGCTTTTAACATTTACGAAAACCGTAACAAGTTTTTAAACTCCTTACATAAACTTGATAAAAGCATGGTTAACGGAAATATTGCAAGCGGCTTTGATTACCTTTCAAATCTTTACGCCTCTTTCTGGACAGGCAATTACAATGCCATTGCCAATGGGACAAAGGTTATTGCAGGAGCTGAAATATTTGTAAATAAGAATAACGAGTTAAGGGTTAAAATTGGCGAAAGTATAAACAAACCTTTTATTGCCGTTGCTGATACCTATGGCATCATTGTAAATTACCCAAACACAGGGGATAAATTTGTTATTTATAAAACAAATGAAAAGTCCTATAAGGATTTGGATAGTAAATTGGTTCTTAGAAAACAAAAGCAATTATACCGATGAAATCAGTAATCTATAATATTTTGAAAATTGGTTACGAAGGTATCGCTTATTCCATTTGTTGCGGAGTGCTATTCTCATTTTTCCTTCCTATAAAACATTTCCTTATTTTTACAATCTTCGTTGTTTTTGCGGACACAGTCACGGGAATTATTGCGGCAAAGAAACGAGGGGAAAAGATAACGAGTAAAGGGCTTTATCGTACATCGCAAAAGGTTGTGGTTTATTTTTGTGGCATCATGATATTTCATGGAGCAAGTGTAACCTTTGGTTTGCCTTCGCAGATTGTTTATTCAGTTAGCTTTTTAATTGCATTCACGGAGTTGTATAGTGTTTCGGAAAACATCAAGTCAATTACAGGCGTTAATATTGGAACAATCATTCTTAAATTTTTTAAACGTTAAAATAAAAATATGAACACAAATCTCAAAGAGGCTTTAAAAAGCGCAGACACAATTTCCAGTCCTTTAGGGGACGTAAGTTGTTATAGTTTCAATTTTGCGGAATTGACGCAAGATATTTCAGTCCATTTAGAAAACAACAAAATTAAATTTACATGGCGTGAATATATCCAACTTGCTCAAATCATTTGGGACAAGATTAAGGAGACAAGCCGCGAATGTGCAGGAAAAGAGATTGAGGTAAAACTTCCAGCTAAATTATCAATCGTTGGCGCAGCTTTTGCACTGATTGGTTTTAAATTATAGGCGCAGACGATTCGCTACCTTATGCGTTTACAGGGCGGTGTATTGACTTACATCGCCCTTTAAAAATTTATAAATATGAAAGCAAGTAAATTTTGTGTATTTCTTGATGCTGGTCACGGAGGCATTGACATTAAAAAGAAATTACCTTATAATTATACGACTTACCCGTCTAAGTGCTTCCAGCATAACAACGCAAAGTTCCACGGTTACGGCTGGTTCTTTGAAGGCGTGTTTAATCGGGAAGTCGCGGCAAAGATTGAGCAGTACTTAAAAGACTGGGGAATGTCGGTTATCAATGTGTATGACCCTGTTTTAGATGTTAGCCTTACAAAGCGCGTAGCAAAGGCAAACATCAACGCCCAGAATTATGAGGCTTCGTTATATCTCAGTATCCACGGCAACGCGGCATCTCCAACGGCAAGGGGATTTGAGGTGTTCACGTCAAAGGGACAAACAAAGTCGGATATTTACGCCGAATTTCTTTTTAATGAGGTTCAAGAGGCATTCCCAAAATGGTTGTTTAGAAGCGATACGATTGACAATGATCCAGACAAAGAAGAAAATTTCTTTGTCCTGAGTCAAACAAATATGCCAGCGGCGTTATCTGAAAACGGTTTCTTTACAAATTACAAAGATGCGTTAATGATGTTTGACCCGGCCTTTCAAAATACTTTGGCGCTTTGTCACGCACGTGCCGTAGTTGATTATGCAAAGACGCAAGGAGTTACGTTTTAAAATGGAAAGGGGCGACGCAAATGTCACCCCCGATTTCACCACTAATTTAGAACAAACGTAACCGATTTCTTAATTTATAACTTTGTTAATAATTTTCAAG